CCTTTACCCATGGCCATCTGTTTGTGTAGGCTGATTGCTACCATGATTGCTCCTTATGAACGCGGATTGGGGTTTATTCCTGTCCCGGTTGAGACAGAAAATCTTTCGCCTGTTGCCACCTCTAGGGCGGCAAGCTGCTTGGCTGTTTGGTTGTCGGACTCGTTCATCTCTAAGCGAGCCTGGATCTGTGCCCGTGTGCGCTCGTCCTCGGCCTGTTGACGAGTCTGCTCGATCTGGAGCTGGACTTGCAACTCTTGGATGCGAGCCTGTATGTCGGCTTGTTTGTCTGAACTGCGTTGCTGCATGTCGGCTTGCTTGAGTTGAGCGTCTTGCTGCAACTTGGCTTGGGCTGTTTGGGCAGCGGCCTGGTCCTTGGCTTGTTGGGCCTGCAATTGCTGCTGAGCAATCTGGATGCTTGGATCCTGTGGAGGAGGCGGCTGCATTTGTTGCAGCATCTGGATCGTCTGCTCGAGGATCTGTGGGATCTGGCCAAACGCCTCTTGGCTTTGCTTGGTGACGATCTGGCTGGTCGAGGCAAGCAGCTTGTCCAATGATTGCTTCTCTTCGTCTGTCGCATTCTTTTGGATCTCGCCAATGTCGACTTCGGCAGCAGCTGAGGCTTCGTTAAAGATCTGCGAACCGTACCACAAGATCATGTGTTCCTTGATGTGGTCCAAGATCATGGGGATGCAAGCAGGTCCGATGACCTTGTTGCCGCCAAACATTGGGTTGGTGATGAAGTCGAGGTGCACCTGCAAGTGGGCCAGGTGATCTTGCTCTGGGAACGCCACGATTGGACGGCGCATACAGGCTGCAATGTTCTCGTTGACTGCATTCAGCTCCAATGGCTTAGGTGCTGGCAGCAGCAGGTCCTTGCCTTGCGGTATCTTGAGACGCTGCAGGAACATCTCCTCAACCTTGCGGATGTCGTACAGCTGAGGCATCTCCTTGGCGCGTTGCAAGACGGCTTGTACTTGAGCAAACCGCTGAGCTTCACTGAAGATGTTGGGGTCGCTGACTGGCACCACGTTCATTGGGCCTTCAAAGTCCTTGCGCTTGACCATCAACTCGCCGGTCTCGTCAAACACTTCCTCTTCTTCAAGATAAGTCTTATTCAACCTGAATAGCACTTGCAGCACACGGCCCATGGAGTCGTGCAAGCGTGCGTGGATGGCTGAGAAGACTGTCATGCCCTGCTCAAGGCGAGCAAGGGTTGTGCCGACTGGCGTGTTGGTATTGCTGTCAGCTAAGTCCTCAAACGTGGTGCGGACTACGTTTTGGCCAGCATCAACCAAGAAGCCGAGCAGCTGAAACAAGACTGCGCTTGGCGGGTTGTACGGCATTGGCATCAGCATCTTGCGGATGTCGTCTTGGCCAAATGATCCTTCGATCTCCTTGACCTCGGTTGGATCCACACGGTCTGTTTGGCCGCCTGTTCCTGACTTGAGCTTCAAGAGTCCTGGGAAGTTGTTGATGTGGGCTGAGTCAAGCAGGGCCCGCAATGCGCCTGTTGCACCGGCTGACAAGCCACCAATCATGTGGGTCAGGCCGATGGGGTAAGCGCCGCGCCATGGCACAAATGGGAACTCGACCATCCAAACCATCTCCTGCTTGGTATCGTCTTCTTCTTCCCAGTTGCGATAGATGGCCAGCACGTTCTGAGTGGCCTTGTCTATGCTGATGATGTACGGAGCCAAGCCTTCATCAAACTCATGGATGATGTAGACCTCAAACACGGTGCGCAAACCATCGATGTTGTAGCTGTCGGCCTGACGGCCTTCGATCTTGTTGTTTGCTTTTTCAGACTTTGATTCGTCAGGAGGCAGAGGACTGGACATGAGGTCCACGTCCATGTACATGCCTGACTCAACACGCTTCTGATACTCGATGCGAGTGATGTACTGAACGTGCGTCTTGCGCTCAGCTGAGTAGAAGTTAGTCGCTGCAAATGGCAGGTAGACATCGTCAATCGCCACAAACTGCGATATGGGTCTCTTCTTGTTGGTGTCCCAGTTCAACTTCAGGTATTGACCGCCACCTAATGGAAGCTGTGTGGACAGTTGCTCAAGCTCAGACCGGAACTCGGACATCTGCTTGGTCATCTGGAAGTTCATGTACTTGGTAACGCGGTCTGCCTTTTGCTGCTTCTCAAGTGTAAGCTCGCCAATGATCTTGTCTTTGGCAGGACCATCAGGCGGGAATATCTCTTTCATGGCCCGTGCAGAGAAGTCCACACATGCCTGAGTCAACATCGGGTGCACGACCTTGCTGGCTCCAGTGAATGATGCTCCACCTGGTGCGTCATCGCCGAGACCAGTGCGGCGCAGACCTTCTTCATATTGCTCGTCGCGCTTCTTGCGAGCTTCTTTGTCTTTTTCTAAGATGTCGCAAAGCGTGGAGCCAAGGTTTGCCAGCTCCCAGCTTGGCATCGTCTCGGCTAAGTTTGCATAGAACTCTGATTCGGCTGGGGTTGGTGAGTCATCAAGCGTGACCATTGCACCACCGTCTTCGGTATCGCGGACTTTAGAGTCGTCCTCAACCTCGTACATCTCGCCGTATTCTTGTTCGTTTTCAGCCATTCAATGCTCCGGTTAGATCGCGTAAGGATTCACAGGCCGAACCTTGACGTCCCGTTCAACTTTGTCTGGCACTTTTCTGGTGACTGACAAGCTATTGCGGTCGGCAAGCAGCCGAAGCGCTTGAGTCGTTGAATCCACAAAGTCGTCATGCTTGATCGATCCTTCACCATGAAAGCTGCACAGCTGCGAGATTAAAGGGTCAGCCCAAGAACGTGGGTTCCCAGGCCGTTTATCAGATTCTACTACCCAAATGAATCCATGTGCAAATAAATGCGAGACCGCGTGCAAGCGCTGAAGCTTATCTGCACGGCCCGGATTGTAGGGGTATGCGAGGATGTCCTCACGGGCCAGCATCTGGCGCAGGCTGATGCCTGATCCCTTGTCCTCGATGATCATCAGGTCAGGTGCTTTGCCACCGAACATGGACTGCTTTGGCCCAATCAGAGGCTTGATCATTGGCTTGAAGTCCTCGTCGCCGTACCTGACAACCCATTCCTTTTTGACCCTTTCGATCAGGGCAGGCAGACCCAGGTGATCTTGCCAGCAGTCAAGCAGCAAGAAGGCTGGCTTCTTCTCGTGCCTGAATACGCCCCAGACCGAGCAGGCCGTGGGGTCGGGGTCATGGCTCTTGCGGTCGATAGACTTCTCCGTGAACGCCGTGTCAAGGCTCATGACGATGTAGTCAAGGGCAGGCAAGGGTTTGTCGGCTGGCCAGAGCTTGAACCAGCTTCGCTTGATGATGCCTGTCTCTTCGGGGTCAATAACCTCGGCATGGATCTCTTGTCGTCCAAGCTGCGTGCCTTCGTACTGTGTGATCTCAGCAAGAAAGGACTTGGCGAGGTTTTCCTTGTTGTCATACGTAGATCCCCTTGTGACAAGAACTCGGCTATTCTTCTTAGCTGAGTCTTTGATGAGCTTACGGATCAGCTCAATGGGCTTTGGGGTCGTAGTGATGATGGCTCGTGGATCTTCGCCCAAGCGCAGACCGAACCGCATCATGTCCCATGTCTCGTCAACGTATTGCCAGGCAGCCAGCTCGTCGCACCAGACGCGGTGGAACTGAGGACCACGCAGTCGGCTAGGTTCCTCGGCTGAGAAGCCACGGATCGATGATCCGTTCTTCAGGGTGATCTCGCCAATGGACCGGTTGTAATTGTCAATCAGGTAGTGGGGAATGACCCCCATGATGCCTGAGTCGCCCTCGAAGCACACGCCCCTAATATCCCCTGACGTTGGCGCAATAACTCCACAGCGGACCCCAGGATTGTCCGCAGCATAGCTCGAGATGTCTTCTGCTCCGGTCCTTGTCTTGCCAAACCCGCGACCAGCCAGGATCAACCAAATGCCCCAGTCGCCAGGCGGCGTCATCTGCTGCTCACGGGCCGTGGCTTTCCATTTGAGTTTCCAGGCTATGTGCGCCAGGTCCTCAAGGTCCAGGATGGACAGGTTGGACTGGATCGTGGTTAGCTCAGCCCTTGACAGGATCATTTGCCGCCTGCGTTCAGCTTGCCAATGAGGTCGGTGATCTGGCCAACAAGCTCGAGCCTTGCTTCAATCGGGCCGCCATCGGGTCCGGTGATCTCGACCGACTTCTTCTTGGCGTGACCATACTGAACCAGTTCCTTCAAGCAATCCTTGCGCACAAGCAGGTCGTGGTTAGGGTCAAAGGCCATCTCTGCCAAGGCCTCGAGTGGATCACCGTGCTTCTCGACGATGCGATCGAAGATCTCTTGACGCTCAACATTGCGCTTGTTAGGACTGCCAGGCTTGCGGCCGGATCCAGCAGGTTTAACACCTTTTTGAAATGGCATTGCAATACTCCAATGTTTCTAAATTTTTTCTATTTTAGATTAAACCACGAACCGCGTAAACAGGGGACCTTCAAAAACGCTATAGTATGTTTTCTAGACGATAACAGAGTGTATCAATACAATTAACTAACTATTATTCTATCGTTCGTTCGTCAAAACATAAGATCCCCGTGTCTGTTAATAGGTTGTATCAATCCTCTTTGTTATGGCTAGAAATATCATCTATAGCTTTTTGAGCTTTCTGGCCCCAGAGCATAGCACAGCTTGTACAGAATATCGTATAATCTAATCCCAAACCACGTAGAAAGAAGATTGTCATGAGCTACATCATTGCCAGCCTGCCGCCATTGAAGTGTTTTGTGCGGCGAGAATTCCTATACAACCACACCAAGGGCCACGGAGAGTTAGAGCCGGCCATCTGGGTAAGCCTCAAGGCACTGCGCGGCCAGGTCTTCCGCATTGAATCCTTGCTGCCAAATTACGGAGCCTTGTACGACAAGCTGCCGATCCATGCTTACGTCTGGAAAGAGGACCACGGAGACTTGCCCATTGATACCTTACAGCTATGGGACTGCATGGGCTATCGCTTCACGATCCTTGAGAAGATCGGGTTGCGGAACCTTGGCGTCAAGTTCCTCGGCAAGGACAAGCAATGGCATCATGGCCGATACCTGTTCACCGTGGACTTCTGCGCTGACGGCATGGAGGTTGATACCAGCTTCACGGAGCAGGCTGAAGAGCACAAGAGCTTCAACTTCATCCGCCTTGACAACGGTCAGTTTGCCACGCAGCCCAACAATAGATGCCTGTGGTATGACCAGAGCCTGATCCCTGCTGAGGTCAAGTTCCCTGACTTTCAAGCAGCCAAAGATTTTTACACCGTCGACGGCACCCGTAAGTGGTCCGCTGGCGACGACTGGTTTTACACCATCGAGGAGAAGACAGCATGAGCCGCCCAGTAGAAGCAACGTCCCCCTTGGACCTTGACACCATTAGGATCATCGTCTGGGCCAGCGAGTATGGAACCGGGCAACCGAACATCAGCCGCTTGTACGACAAGGAGTCGGCTGAAGGCCTTGACATCAGTCGGGGCACCTTCTTCAACGCAGTCAAGGGTCGCAAGGTCACGCAGCAGGTGATCAACAAGGTGGATGAGTTGATTGCCATCAAGGGCTGGAGGTCCAAGTGGCTCGATCATTGCAAAGAAGAACATAAGCAGCGGGTCATCCAGGCTTTTAATAAGCAGTGGACCAGTTGCTCCGTGTGCGGTCACGATTGCCCCAATTGCGGCACGGCAGGATCCGAGCAGCGCAGGAAGGCCATCTTCAACTACCTCAAGATGGACCCTGTTGACCTTGGCTGCAAGGTGCGTGATAACGAGGCATAAAAAAATAGGGCCACAAGGGCCCTAAAAGGTGATCAACCGGCAACTGCAATTGTCGGTGGTTCCATTCTACTACGTCAAGCCTGCCGCTTGCTCCATCTCCTGCAAAGTTCTTTGGCTTCTTTGCTCTTTTTATTCTTACGGCTGCACATCTCGCTGATTGAGCCGTCCCTTGCCTTTATCCGCAGCTGATGCGGCGTTAAGGGTTTAGCCGGCTCAGGTGGCAGCAGGCCACTGATACCAACTACTGTGAAGACGACGCCAAGGACCAGCCGGTCAATCATGTGTTCTTTTCCTTGAGTTTGGCTTCAAGAGCTTTCATTAAGTCTTCATCATCGTGCGATGGGTCTCCCCAACCCACCACATCTCGCCAAAGCTTATTGCGCTCCTCATCTGTCATCCCTACCCATGTGGGTTTATAGTGGTTGTTCAGTTCGCCGATGAGCTTGTCTAGCTCTTGCCGGTTGACGATCACGTAGTCATCTGTCGCACTTAATGGCGGCGGCTCAATGGTTCGAACGCCGAGCATCTTGTTGATCCAATCTTTCATGATTTATCCTTTACCCACAAGCAATCAAAACAGACGCGCATCATCCAGCGCACAAACAAATTTGGGACTTTGCCTTTTGCTGGGCGATACATGATGCCCGTACCGCCAGGCCTGTTGCCAAACATATAGCACTGCCATTCAGAATACTCTGGTGTCGATAGGAATGCGTATTCACTTGGCTTGTAGACCCACTTGTCTGGGTCGGTTGGGTGGTCTTCAAGCGGCATCGTCGTTCTCCTCAGGTTCATCAAGTACTTCCTCGCCGCAGCAAGAGCTGACCTCGACCATCTTGACGTCAACGCCGGTGGCTCCCCAGTATTCATAGGCCCCGATGCCTTCGTCAACTTCCTCTACGTCGCACTCCTGATTGCAGTATGAGCAATATTTTTCCATGATCTGTCGTTTCCTCCATCCTGTTGCTGCCATTCGAATGTCCTCCGCTGTTGTACCGTTAAAAGCCATCCCTGGTCCCCTTGTATAACCCCCACAGACTCCATATAAAGAGCAGCAAGCCTACCATCGACAACCAGTGCCAATGGAGTATCCAGCCGTCGGCTAAGACGATGACCCAACCTAGCCCATGCAGCACACCGTACGAGTGAATGTTTAGCTTCATCGCTGAATGAACAGGCATTCATTCTGGTGCCTGATCCCTTTTGCATCTACGTAGGTCTCGCCGCAGCCGACCATCCACTCGGCCAGAATGATTGCCATGAACAGTCCAAAGACCGTGGCTACAAGTACGTCTAGTAAGATTTTCATGCTGCCTCCTTGTGAAAGATGACCCGCAGCAGGTGCTTCAAGTCGCTGACGCCGCCGTTGCAATAGTGTAAGTTGCCATGCTTACGATACTTTGCTTGAACCGAGTGGTTGATGAACTTGGTCATAAGGATCGTGTGGTCTTTATTGTATGTGTTGTGGCTCAGAGCCTTTTCAGCCGTGACAAACGTGAAGTCAAGGTCAGGCCTTGATAGTTCAACGCATTCCATCTGCACGCCGTTGAGTCCGACGACTAAGACCGTAGACCTTCTTGGCTTGCGGATGGTCAGCTTGTTGAGCATCTCCATTGGGCTTGGCGGCAAGGGATATAGCTCGTCAAAGGTCTTCTCCGTTTCTTCAAGCGACGGTGTCTTCTCAACTTGCTGCTTAGTTGCCTGCAGCTTAGCCATGATCCGGTCAGCAAGGGCATCGATGAATAGCTCAAAGACTTGGCCAAGTGTGTCTAGTTTTTTGGCTGGCTCTGGCACAGGCTCAAGAGCCGGTTTTACAGCAGGCCGACTAGTCTTAGCACGATGTTCTTCAGCCATCTTGCGGGCTTCTGCCATCATGGCCTTGTAGGTGAAGACACGTTGGTCAGAGATGACGTGGCGTCGTTCGTAAGGTATGACCTCCTCTTGGGCGTGCTGCAGCAAGCCCTTATTGCTTATCGTGGGAGTCACGTAGCAGATGTCGATCATGCAGTCGCGCAGCGCGCGCTTCTCTTCTTTTGTCCAAACTATTCTCATGCTGCCTCCAGTTTTCTAAAGTATTTGTAGGGAAGGCCAAGGCAAAAGCAGAGATATTCCTCATCTCCGTTGGTTTGCTCAGCCTCGTGGAACCAACGAAGGGCTGTCTCGCGGTCATTAGCTCCCATCTTGATGAAAGACTTGACTTGCTCTTCAAATCGAACGATAGCAGCCTCTTCTGCTTGCTTACGCTGCAAGCACTCTTCTTCAATGATCTTGCCAAGACGGTCAAACTCGGCGTCAAAGGCAGCCAAGGACCAGCTGCTTGTGTCAATGCCACGTGGACGATGCCCGTAGGCGTCCTTGTACATGTCCCAATAGGTGCACTGTGCTTGCTCCAGAGGAGTCATGTCTTCCCAGCTTGTAAGTTCGCGCATGATTAGATCTCCTCTTGTTGCACGACGATCTTGTAGCCAAGGGCCTTGATCGAGTTGATGGTGGTTGACTTGAGTGTCTTGGTGCCAGCAATGTCGGCAAAGATCTTGGCAGTCTCGCAGACTGGATAGACCGTCTTTTGGCCATAGACAGATGTGATGCGTACAGTGATTTCCATGATGAACCTTTCTTCTTTCTTAGCACCGCGACATGCTGTGCATGGGATTGATTCTAGTGCAAAACTGCGCACTGCGCGCATTCTCTGCAAAATATTTACTAGGA